TTCCGAGTAGCGATCTTCGAAGATGATAACGGCGCCGAGATTATGTACCACTATGCGAACCACCCTGAGGATTTAGAAGCATTGGGTGAGTTTACGCCAGCCCAAGTAGTAAAGGCGGTCGCGAGGTTGAGTGACAAGCTGAATCCTCCAGCCAAAGAAGAAAAGAAGGATGAAGAGGAACAACCAGTAAAGATTCAAAGTAAAGCCCCTGTACCCATTAAGCCAGTAAGCGGCGGAAGCACCAAGAATAGTGTGCCGCTGGATCAGGCTGACATGGCCGAGTATAAAAAGCGGCGGGCAGCGGGCGAGCGGCGGTAAGCATCATATTTACTGCCGATTAACGATCTTCTGTGGGGAGTAATCCCCGAAATCACCTGAATCAGGGCCAGGTACCTTCCGTGGGGCGATTCTCGCTCCGTAACTCCTGTCGAATCGGAAACGACAGAAAGCAACACGTTTCCAAATTCGATAGGAGGCCACTTGGCTAACACTCTTCTTACCATTGGCATGATTACGCGTGAAACGCTAATGGTACTCGAGAATCAGTTAAGTTTCACGCGTGGCGTCGACCGACAATACGATGACCAGTTCGCAAAGGCTGGCGCAAAGATAGGCGATGTCCTCAATATCCGTAAGCCGGTACGTTTCACTAATACCCAAGGTCAGGGCTTGCAATTGCAGGATCTGACGGAGACCAGCGTTCCCTTGGTGCTCACCACTCAATACCAGCGCTCGTTCGCCATCACTTCGGCAGACTTGGCGCTGGATGTGGATGATTTCTCCAAGCGCTTCATCCGTCCCTCAGTTATCAGCCTTGCCAACCAGATTGACTTCGACGGAATGCAGCAATTCCTGAACGTCAATCAAGAAGTTGGAACGCCCAATACGGTTCCCAATACCTCGAATACCTACCTTGCAGCCGGTCAGAAGCTAGACGAAGCCGCAGCTCCGGTGGACATTCGGGATTTGGTGATTAGCCCCAAAATGCAGGCGACCATTGTTCCTGCATTGCAGGGTTTGTTCAATCCGCAAGTCAAAATCAGTGAGCAATACCGCAAGGGCCGCATGTCATCCGATACTTTGGGCTTCGACTGGTACATGGACCAGAACTGCCCGGTATTCACGACAGGTCCCCAGGGTGGCGCTCCCGCGGTTAACGGTTTAGTTCAGACCGGCTCGAGCATTATCACGAACGGTTGGACGGCTGCAGCTGCGGTGCGGTTGAACAAAGGCGACATTATCACTTTTTCCAACACCCATGCGGTCAACCCGCAGAACCGGCAGTCTACCGGCTCACTGGCTCAGTGGGTTGTGACTGCGCAGGTTAGCTCCGATGGTGCGGGCAATGCGACGATTCCGATAGCTGGCCCGGATGGTAACGGCATTATCACCACCGGCCCGTTTCAGAACGTCGATGTTGCTCCGACCACGGGCGACACTATTGCGGTACAGGGAGCTGCTTCCGTCAACTCAGCACGCGGAATCGCATATTGCGAAGAAGCGTTCACTTTCGCAAATGCCGACCTGCCGTTGTATGGCGGACTCGACATGGCCGATCGCAAGACTGACGACCAGCTCAAAATGTCCATGCGTGTAATTCGCATGTATGACATCAACATGGACCGCGCCCCACTGCGCATTGACCTACTTGGTGGTTGGGCAACCCTCTACCCGCAACTTGCTGTGCGGATTGCGAGCTAAGGAGAACTGACGAACATGGCTATTACGGCTACTACAGTAACTCAGGCAGTCGGCGCAAACGATACGAGCATTGTTGTCGCTAGCACGACCGGCATTACCAACCCCAATTTCCAAACTGGGGCCGGTATCACCGTGCTATTCATCGACCAGGAATATTTCTTGGTTACAAGCGTCAACACCACGACTAAAGTTGTGGGCGTTATACGCGGCTTCAACAGTTCGGCATCGGTTGCCCATACCAATAGCTCGCAGGTTCAAATCGGCTTGCTGACAGACTTCCCGTTAAGCAACGATTTCCTTGTTAGCCAGGGCTCAACCAACTTGATCTATGCGGCACTGAACCAACCAGCTATTTTCCTGACTGGTTCGGCTGACGCGATCAATCCTGCCGTGCCGGGATTTTATGAAATCAAAACGGCTGGCGTGGATGCGATGACCCTGACTGCTCCTCCGGCATCGGCGGAAGGAAACATCATCGAGATTGTTTCCGATACGACCAATGCCCACACACTAACCGCGACGTCGCTTCTAGCCAATGGCACGGCGCTTAAAACTACCGCTACCTACCCTGCATTCCGTGGAGCCTATTTGAAGCTCCGCGCTAGCAACGGTGTGTGGCAAGTTTTGAGCAACGGCGCCTCGGCCGGAGTTGTGGTGCTTACCTAGTGGAAGGCTATCCCAAAACCCTTTACCCGCGGATGGGCGGCGGCAGTATTACCATACACAGCCCACAAGAAGAAAAGCGGTTTACGGCCGAGGGGTGGGTACATCATCCACCCTTCGCTGTACCCGCCGAAGTTTCCGCACCAGCACCACGACGCGGCAGACCTCCCAAAATAAAAGATGACAGCCCAAGACCTGATTAGCAGCTCAATGCGGTTGATTGGAGCGCTCGGCAGTGGCGAGACTCCAACTGCGGCAGAGGCTTCAGACGGTCTGTTAGTCCTGAATCAGATGCTTGATTCATGGCTTGCAGAGCGCCTGATGGCGTTTTCCATTCTCATTCAGGAATTCGCACTCACTCCGGGCAAACAGGTTTACGCAATGGGGCCGACGGGAGGAGTGGGGGACTTCGTTACTGCGCGTCCGGTGAAGATCGATCGTATGAGCGTAGTGGTGTTAAATAGTCCATCATTGCCGCTCGAGCTCGCTATTCCGATATTGACTGATTGGGATTGGCAGAATGTACCTGTTAAGAACATCACTTCGCCATTTCCGACGCAGGTATATGACGATCAGGCTTTCCCTTCCCGCAACCTGAGCTTCTGGCCGGTTCCGACTCAGGTCAACAATATCCGTGTATATAGCTGGCAGCAGCTTGCCTCATTTCCCGACCTATTCACCGATCTGACATTCCCTCCAGGCTATGCAGAAGCGCTGCGGTACAACTTAGCTCGCCGGCTGATTGCCGAAATGCCGGGAGAGTACAGCCAAGTTACGGTAAGCGTAACGGACAATCTGGCGACTGAATCTCTGGCTCGAGTAAAGAGCATCAACCTGCCGATTATCGAAGCATTCTGCGATGCGGCCCTCGTCAACAAGGGACAGGGCTATTACAACTTCTACGATGATCTACCCGCCGGATACGGGAACGGCCGCTAATGCCTAAATTCCCGCTGATTGGTCCGACCTATACGAGCCAGTCAAGCAATGCCGAATGCGAAATGACTATGAACCTGTACCCGGAGATTATAGAAACGGGCGCAGGGAATAATCAGATCGTTCTTTACCCGAGTCCGGGGCTAAAGAGTTTCGTACTCATTGGGTTGGCGCCATTAGAGAAATTGGCCGGTACAGCCGCTACCGGAGCCGGTCCTTGTTCACCCGGAGAAGTTAATTGGATAAATCCCAACAACATTCTCCTGAACATGCCGGGGACATATGCCAGTGTGAATCTGAATGCGGGTGGGGGCGGAATGGGCAGTCCTCCCGTTCCCGTATTTACGCAGGCTTCATTTGCAATCAGCGGACCCAATCAAACCGTTACAGATCCGCTTGGATTCACTAGCCTCACGGGATCGGTCGTCATGTTTTGGGCAAATACGCAGAAAAGCATCACGGGTAGCCCACTTGAAGGTGGTGCTGGGCATATTCTGTCTCTTTCGGATTCCGTGGTGGGTGCTTGGACGCAATTAACTGGCCCCGTCGTTTACACCCAATCCGAAGGAAGCGCTGATCCCGGCGCAAAGCTGAATTTTCAGTTGTTTATGCAAACATTTCCGGCTGGCACGCCAGCGCATTTCACGATCACAGCCAGTTACAACGGAAGTCTTGATCCTTTCAGTGGTGATATTAACGGTGGTGTGGTTATTCTTTTCGGGGCACAGAATGCCAGCGGGCTATCAACATACGCTTTCGAACACATAACCAGTTCCAATACTAGCCCTCCTCCGGCAGGAGTGACTACGGCAGTAGATACGGTTATATGGTCACTTTCGAACATTACAGATATCGGAGTGCCGGGATTCGCTCCTCCAACGGGAACGAGAGTGCTATTTAATGACGGCTCGGTTCCGGGCTTTGGTTTGGTGATTTACGAGAATCCACCATTTTCAGGAAATTACACTCAGCACGCTGGAACCTATAATCCCCAATGGGAGTATGGCTCCGTTTCGATCCCTATGCAGGATAGCATTCTCGCCACTCCGGCCGTGGCTCTTACTGGTGGTGGCGGCGGCGGGGAACCATGCTCCACCACATTAACCGCAAGCAATTTCGGCTTCACAGTTCCTAGTGGTGCACAAGTACAGGGAATTACGGTTGAAGTAGGCGGCAATCAAACGCCAGTACTGCCGGATGTGCTTTTGGTCGTGCAGCTCTCGGCCCCAACA